GCGACTACTCCAAAAGGCGCAAGTACGCCCGCGATATTGTTAAGCAATCGCGCCCACCACGTACCAAGTATCGGTAGCAGTCTTGATGCAAGCTGCTGACTTGTACTGACCAAGGGTAGGAGCTGCGGCAGTTGCACCAGCTGAGAGGACTGTAGTAGTACCTGAGGTGACTGCTGAGATTGTGACTGTTCCCGTACCCTTGTTCAAAATTGTTATGACGGTGCCGATTGCGAATGGCACACTAGCATTGGTTGGAATCTTAAAGGCTACCGCTGTTGCCTTGTTCATAGGGACGAGCATCTGATAAGCGTCGGCGATGACCGCTGTGTAGTCTGCTGTCTGGTCTGCCTTAACCTCGAAGGTCACCAAGCCGTTATAGTCGTCGGCTGTAAAGATGTCTCCGGGACTCGCTGGAAAGCCTGTTGCCATTGTATATCTCCTAGTAGGTTAATGCAGATACGCCAATTATACCGCGTTCTGCGCTGTTCAATACGAACCCATCCGTTATAGGTTCAAGTGTTGTGATTGTTACCTTCATGCTGTTAGGGGTTATATCCCATGCTAAGCCTTGGCATTGCAGGGTCTTAGTAATAACGCTGCTATCCGGCTGGATATTGCTAATGGTGAGAACGTCGAAATAGTCGATACCAATCATGGTCTCAGTAGGCACGGCAGGGTCTAGCAGATCAACCGTCATGGCATCGATACGGATGGTGGTCTCAGCTCTTGTTGCGACCACGGTAGCGGCTATGTTGGCTGCGTTAGCGTCTGTGTCGATGACGAGGTTCTCTTGAGCAATAGAGTGCGGGAAGTACTTAGCCACGGATGCAGCGTTCTCATAGACCTGAGCCGTACCGCCTACGCGGGTCATGCTGGCTTGGTTGATAATCAGCTGGTCGTTATAGGCGAATACGAGGTTAGAGTACGGAATATCGCCAGTCTGGTTAAACTCGATAGCAGTATCGTAGATAGATGACTGCACGTCATGGCGGCTACGGAAGCGGGCTGTGCCGTCTGCTTGGACGTAGAACGCACCCTGCTCCGAATACTCAACGTTCTTTAGCGCCGATAGGGAAGTACGCAGCGTGCCCGGGTCGGCTTGGCAGTTAGAGTTGCCAGAGTCAATCGTACGCATATTGCTAGGGAAGCCAATCTGATCCAGAATCTTCCCGATACGAGTACCGGTGCTCTGCCCTGCTCCTGCGTCGGCTACGGTTGAGACCTGAGCCATGTTAAATAGGCGAAACGCATCTGAGCAGTAAATATCCACATAACCTAGCTCCTGCCCCTGAGGGTAGGTATAACGGTATTCCGTGGTGTAACCGCTAAATAGCCAATGGGTAGAAGTGCCGACTGTAGCTGAGATACGCAACTTGCGTAGCGGTACGAGATAGCCATAGTACGGGCTGCTAGGGTTCTGCGGATTCCATGCCCCATCTTCATCGAGAACGCGAACGATAGCGCTTCCGTTAATGTAGGTATCGGTCTGGACGTTGCGCCCGCGCTCTGTGGTGATGCGGATAACCTGAGGAGTTAGATCAACTACTGGGTTAGGTACGTCGGTAGCCGCGAACTGCGATACGCCGATAATGCCGTACTTATCATCGTTGAGGGTGAATGGGTAGCCGAAGGTCGCTCCAGAGTTAAAGTCGAAGCTGACGGCTATCTGGGCGGGTAGGCTCATAGTGTCTTAAAGTCACCTAAGCGGCTAAAGCCTGTAAAGTTACCTGAGTTGTTTTGGTTCTGTACTGCGGTGGCTACTGCCTTGCCGTCAATCTGAACGACCACGCTTGCCGCTGAATCTGTACGGCTGCCGCCTAGACCGTAATTAGGCGCAACCGGAGTAGGGGCAGGTGGTGTAATAATTGGTGCAGATGGCACGTTGCCGGTAGGTGTTCCCGCTGGAGTCATGGCAGCGATGCGCTTTGCCTTTAGTTCAATTTCGTCTAGGTAACCCTTCCATGCAGCGAATGGGTTAGGAGCATCTGGCATATCTGCTAGGTGCTTTGCTAGTTCAACACTTAGCCCCTGAGCAATCGCCAACTCGTAGGTGAGTTTCTTGGCTTCTGTGACGTTCTCAGTCTGGATGGCTAATTGCAGCTCTAAGCGCTTGCGATCTTCTTCACTCAGCTTCCCTTTGAGGGCTGCGATAATCTGAATCTGCTCAAGGTCAAAGATAGAGCCAGCCTTCTTGAGTGCGGCTTGCTTCTTCTGCTCGGCAGTCAAAGCCTTCTGAGACTTGAGTACCGCTGCGTTCTGCTTCTTACGATCTGCTTCAATCTTGGCAAGTTGTTTAGCATACTTGTCCATAGGGTCGGCTGGCTTGCTCGCCTTGTCGCTACCTGGAGTTCGGTAAGGGTTAAAGCCCGATAGTAAGCCGTTCTTGCCGGTGAGGTTAAACAGACCAAAGATTGCTTCTTTGCCCTTGCCGATTAACTCAATCGCCGAGCCAATCTTATCGAGGGTGGCAGCGAGCAGGTTCAGCTTCGCTCCTTCTGAGCCATCGCCAAACGATGCCAAGGTGAGGAGTGTGCCGCCGACCTTCTCTTGGAAGTTACCCCATGCAACGCTAAGGACTCCGACCTGTCCAGAGTAGGTTGATAGGTAGGCAGCAGATGAACCAGCGAACTGGTCATTCATAATCTTTTGAATCTCGGTAAAGGACTTAGCTTGTAGAGCTGCGTTAGATAGACCGAGGTAATACTTCTTTAGTCCCTTAGTATTGCCGACGTAAGCCATCGCCAAGTCTTTAGAGACTGTGGCTAAGTCGATGCCAGTTCCGCGGCTAACCTCAATGGCTGTCGATAGGGCTGACTGAGACGCAGCAAGTGAGCCGGTAGTAGTAAGCAATGACTGGAAGGCTGGACGCAGTTGATCGTCTGCAACATGGGTCATCTTCTCCATGTCGGCGATGTATTGGGTGATGTATGGGTTAGCAAACTCCATGCCAAGATTCTTAACTGCATTAGACAACTTAGATGCCGCTGCTTCGTCAGCAATGAAAGCATTGACGGAAGCCTTAGCAAAGGCAGCCGCACCAGCTGCGCTTAGGGCATAGGCAGCACCTAGCCCCTTAACTGTCTTAGAGAGCTTGGCTACTGCCTTATCAGCATCGCCGAAAGCCTTCTTTCCCTTAAACTCGGAAAGGATATTTAATACGACATTACTCATGCGGCTCTCCTGATATCGACCATAGCCGTGCGCTGGTTAAAGCGCGCAGTAGTTGTCTCTAGTGCTTTAATAATTGTGGCGTTAGCTTTGCCCTGAGTGTTAGCCCAAGCGCGATAGATAAGGCGACCTGTGTTCTTGCCGTAGCCGTAAAGTTGTCCAAGGTTAGAGATGAACTGATTGCCAGCATAAGGGTTGTTAGATCGTGATACGCCCTTGGAAGAGCCACCATAATTCGGCCCGACCCAATGCTGCCCCTGTCCGTTCTTACGTCCAGAAGTCTCATAGATAGCACCAACGGCAGACTTGTTCTTAATACGGACTAGGTTCACGTAACCTTGGCGGGTTGGCTTCGATGGTGTTGTCTGGTAGGTAATACCGCTTTTGATTGTGCCAGCGTTATACATTGGGAACTTTGCTTCTGAGAATGAGCGAGCGCGCCATCCACGCATCGGTGACTCTGCTGGAACGTATCCTCTAGCTTGTGCTACAACTGGCTTAAGGGTTTTAGCCCACTCGCGTGTAAGTTCTTTCTGCAAGTCAGGTGCGTAACCGATGAGAGCGCGGCGAACCTCAGTAGCGTTTCTTAGCTCTGTTGCCATTGCTTCGCTCCCTTGCTAAGTCCTCTAGTACCTGAATGTGTGCCTTAAAAGCCATCGGTGTAAGTTCAACGATTGTATGGAAGGGAACTCCGTACTCATAGGACAGACGTGCTGCCGTATAAGTAACGGAGTTCCGATCCACTACTCTAAAGGGTCAGATTCTAGAACCTCGACCAATCGGAGCGTTTCAACGAACTTCTCGCCGAATGGAACGACTGTCTCGCCGCCCCGCTTCATTGCCTCGAAACAGATGAAGTAAACGTCTGACTGCTTCTGATCTTCCACGAGTGCTTTGTGGAATCCCTTGCCAGTATGCTGCTCGAACGCGTACTCGATAACTGGCGTGATTTCGTATTCACGAACCTCGCCGTTCATCTTTGTTATCTTTACTTTTGCCATTGCCCTTGCCCTTCGTTAGTTGTTTAGAATGTGCCAGTCTCAGTCTTTGTAACTGCGCCTGATACGTTGAAAGTCACGCTCTGAGTTGAGAGGTCACCAACTGCACCGTTGATAGGTGTGATGTTGTTGATAAGAACCAATCCTGTGAAGAATGGGTTCGCTGCTGAACCAGATGCAGACTTATCGTTCGCTACCTTGAAGTAGGCGTTAGTTCCGAGAAGTGTGTTGAGTGTTTGGAGAACTGCGCTTGAGCCGTTATCGTTGATGAACTCAATAGTCAATGTTGATGTCTCAAGTCCAG